GTTGATTCACCAATTGAACAGATAGAAACTGCAGAAGAATTAAGGCGTTCTATTATGAAAAAGATGAAAGATTTAAGATGTTGTGATTGTTAATACCATAAAATGGTTATGAATATATTTATATTAAGATAAAAGAAAACAAAGTAAAATGGATTCAAAGCAATTAGTAAAAGTTATCAAAACAATTGTAGAAGCTGAAGTGGCTAAAAAACACGAGAGATTTCTTACTAAAACCTTTCCTAAGATTTTAGAAGAAGAAGTATCTCGTAGAATGAAAACTCTATTGGAGGAGAAGGGGGGTGTTGTTGCTTCCTCCACGCAAATCGTGGAAGATGAAGTAGACCCATTCCAAATAGCAGAACAGGCACTACAAGAAGAAAGACAACAACCCAAAAAACAGTTTACAAAAAATGCTGTTTTAAATGAGGTATTAAATAATACAAAACCATTTACAGCTGCACAAAGAAAAGGTGGCATGGAACAAAAATCTGTATTAGATAAGTTCCAACAACCTGTAAATGAAAGTATGGATAAGACTGTAACATTTAACTCTCAAGGTGCTCAGGGTGGAGTGGATATGATGAGAGCCCAAATGGCACAAAAAATAGGGTATGGAGATATGCCAGGTGCTAATGGAGCAAGACAAGGTGGACTTGGAGTTCAAACAGGATTACCAGGATTAGATAGAATATTAAATAGAGATAATTCTGAGTTAGTTAAAAAATTCAGAAAGTAAGGAGTTTGAGTGGCTTACGAATTAGGGAAAAAAGTAGTTCAAGACTTAGAAGAGTACGATAAAGTTGCGTATGGAATTACCTCTCCTACACGAAGAGGTGGTTCTATGTTTGAACAAACTTTTTCTTCTTTTGAAGCTGCTAAATCTAATTTAAGAAACTTACTTCTAACCAGAAAAGGTGAAAGAATAATGCAACCAGAATTCGGAACAGGAATACATGGTGTTTTATTTGAACCTATGGATGATTCAAATTTTGAAGAAGATATAACAAACACTATTGTAGAATCTGTTTCATATTGGTTACCATATATTTCTATCAAAGATATAGATGTTCAAATGACCAATAAGATGAAAGATGAAAATAAGGCTATTTTAAAATTAAGTTTTACGGTTGGTCAAGAAATAAATACGGAAACAATAACATTAGATATTGAAGGATAATAATGGCACTTAATAAGGTACAAAATACGGGAAGAAAAATTAATTACTTGAATAAAGATTTTAGTCAGTTTAAAGAAAATCTTATTCAATATGCTAAAACATATTTCCCACAAACATATACTGATTTTAATGAATCATCTCCTGGTATGATGTTCATCGAAATGGCATCTTATGTTGGTGATGTTCTTTCATATTATATTGATGACACTTATAAAGAATCATTATTAACTACCGCTGAAGATAGAAGTAATTTATTAGATATTGCATCTGTATTTGGATATAAAACAAAACCATCTTCACCTGCAATAACAAAATTAACAGTTTATCATACAGTTCCGAGTAAATATAATTCATCAAATGGTGATTATGAACCTGATTCTGATTATTATTTAAGAATCAAAGAGGGAATGACAGTTCGTTCAACATCTACTGGTATATTATTTAGAACAACTGAATTATTAGATTTTAATGATTCTTATGATAGGCAAATTTCAATTTATCAAAGAGATACAAGTGGTAAACCGGCTTTATACTTAATTCAAAAAAATGTAAATGTAATTTCCGCAGAACTAAAGGAAATCACCTTTGATTTTGGTAGTTCTCCAAATTCATTCTCTCAGATAGATATTGCAGATAATAATGTAATTGATATTTACGATGTGAGAGATGATAGTGGAAACAAGTGGTATCAAGTACCTTATCTTGGACAAGAGATGGTTTATGTTGATTATCCAACATCAGAGCAAACTGATAAAGACCTTTCTCAGTTTAAAAATAGTGTTTCTAATATTTTAAAAGTAATAAAAACTTCAAGAAGATTTACTACAAAAATTAATTCAGATAACACTACTTCTATTATTTTTGGTGGTGGAACGGCAACATCAGATGAAACGCTTATACCAAACTTTAAAAATGTAGGATTGGGATTAAATAACTCAATAGATAGATTGGGTGCATCATTTGACCCATCAAATTTCTTAAAAACAAAAACTTATGGACAGGCACCAACAGGTACATTTACTATTTCTTATTTAGTAGGTGGTGGTGTAAGTTCAAACATACCATCGGGTGATTTAGTACAAATTGATTCAATTGAATTTGATGAAGATACTAACTTTTTTGAAGGAACTAAGTTAAGATTATATAACTCAACAAAAACATCTGTTGCGGTTGATAATGAAGGACCTGCATCAGGTGGTAGAGGACCAGAAACCGTTGAAGAGATAAGACAAAATGCACTTTCAATGTTTGGTTCACAAAACAGAGCCGTAACACGAAAAGATTATCAAGTGAGGGCGTTATCAATGCCATCAAAATATGGTTCTGTTGCAAAAGTATTTTGTGCAGCAGATGGTGAATTAGATAATAATTCTCCATCATCTATTTTGGCAAATCCTGATTATCTTAAACAATTTACTGAATTGGTAACTGATTTGAACTCCAAAAACATAACTAAAAAAGAAATACAATCTGAAATAGAAAAGTTTTTAGTTGGTAAAAAATCAAACATAGATGAAAAAAATAATCCATTTGCTATAAATTTATATGTACTTGGATACGATTCAAACAAATATCTTACAGGATTAAACAGAGCAGTTAAAGAAAATTTAAAAACTTATTTGAGTGAATATAGAGTTCTTACTGATGGTGTAAATCTATTAGATGGGTTTGTAATTAATGTTGGGGTGGATTTTGATATACGAGTTTATGGTGGGTATAACAAGAGAGAAGTTTTATTGGCATGTATTGAAGAAATAAAAAAATATTTTAATATTGATAATTGGACATTTAATACCCCAATAAACATATCCGAATTAGAATTATTAATCGCAGGAGTAGAGGGTGTTCAATCAGTACCTAAGTGTGAAATAGTAAATAAGTGTGGGGGTGTTTATTCAAATATAAAATATAACATTACTGATGCAACTAAAAATAAATTAGTTTATCCATCATTAGACCCATCTGTATTTGAATTGAAGTACCCAAACAAGGATATTAAAGGGAGAGTTGTGTAATGTATTACTTTGTAACCGCATCAAAAGATGCAACGATTTACTTACAACAACCAACACAGAATACTGGGTTGGATGAAATATTAGAAGTTTCCAAAACTTATTATGGAAGTCTAAAAGATATTGCACACACTTTGATTAAATTTGATACCACTCCACTATCTCAATCAATTGTAAGTGGTGAGGTAACAATGAGTTCAGCTGAACTTATTCTTAGAGAATGTGAATCATCAGAAATCCCAACAGATTATACAATTTATGCTTATGCAGTAACCCAATCATGGGATATGGGTATCGGTACTCGTTTTGATGAAATTAGTACTGATGGTGTAAGTTGGAACTCTGTAAGAACCGGTATAGATTGGATGACATTGGAATCACATTCGGCTGATACCACAGGTTCATTTAATGGTAAAGGTGGAACTTGGTTTACTGGTTCTTATTCATCACAATCATTCTCATATGAAACTTCTGATATTGAGATGGATGTTAAGACAACTATGGATAGTTGGATTAGTGGTTCCCTTCCAAATGAAGGATTTATACTAAAACATACATCATCGTTAGAAAATGATACAGTTGATTACGGACAATTAAAATTCTTCTCAAAAGAAACAAATACAATCTACCAACCTAAAATACGAATTGGTTGGGATGATTCTACATTTGTTACAGGTTCTTTAACAGAACTTACCGCTGATGATATTCATGTAACATTTAAAAGATTAAAGACCAGATACAAGCGTGGAAGTAAACCTGAAATCAGAGTTTTCGGTAGAGAGAAGTATCCTCTCAAAACATACACCAATCAATACTCTTACACAGATGTAAAATATTTACCATCATCTACTTATTACCAAATAAAAGATGTGGTAACTGATGAGGTAATTGTACCATTCTCAAACTATACAAAAGTATCTTGTGATGCAAATGGAAATTATTTTAAACTCAATTTAACTAATTGGGAATATAGTAGAGATTATTACATTGAAATAAAAGTAGATAGAGATGGTGTAATCGAATACTTTGAAGATAAGGATTTAACTTTTACAGTAGAAAAATAAAATGGCATTAGACA